TTTCGCTCCTTTGCCGGAGCCAGTGTTTTGCCCCGTTGGCGGCAATGTGCGGAGAGTCTTCGGCCGACTCAAACGCATTGCGCGGGCATACAGTGGCCATATCTGGAGCGGTCTGGAAACTGCGCTTAGCTATGATGGCGGCATGAGGCGCAGGTACATTGAGGCGGAGAGGTCACTCCGGGTTGACGGGCCGGTCGATTGGTCCGACAGCTATCTACGGCCTTTCCTGAAAGCCGAGAAGCCCAGAAGCGGCTCCAAGTTGTCGAAGCCACGGTTGATCTATCCAAGGTCACCGAGGTATAATTTGGAGCTGGCGAGGCGGCTGAAGCCTTTTGAACATTGGCTGTGGGGTTACCTCCATGGCGGAAGGCTCTTCGGGGGACAGGCTAGCAGGGTTGTTGGTAAGGGGCTAAACCCACGACAACGCGCCAATTTGATAGTCCGAAAGTTTCGGTCGATCACTGACTGCGTTGTCTTTGAGGTTGACGGAGCTGCGTTCGAGGCCCATGTTGGCCCGGACCAGTTGGTTCTGGAGCACGCAATATACAACGGTGCGATCCGAGATACAGGATTGGCCAAGTTGTTGCGTGAGCAGTTGACCCTGAGGGGGGCACTGCCGTGTGGTGCGAAGTTTTCGCGCCCCGGGGGAAGGGCAAGTGGGGACTTCAACACTGGCATGGGCAATTCGTTGATCATGCTTGGTGTTGTTGTTGGCGTCCTCGAGGACATTGGAGTGAAATTCGATGTCCTCGTTGATGGTGACAACGCGTTAGTCTTCCTTTCGCGTCCTGACCTGGGGCGGGTTGTTGGTGAATTCGCACCCCGCGTACTGGAATCGACTGGCCACGAGGTCGTACTCGAACGCCCCGTTGACTACATCGAGGGGATCCGCTTTGGTGGGTCCGCCCCCGTATACCTCGGCCCTTCTTTGGGCTGGAGCATGGTCCGCGAGTGGGGCCGTGTTCTCTCTTGCGCCTTTGCTAGTCATAGGTGGTTGAGAGAGCCGCGGTTCGCTCGTGAGTGGATACGTGGGGTAGCCATGTGTGAGCTCAGTCTCGCGCGTGGCGTGCCCGTGCTTCAGGCATGGGCCCTCGGTGGCCTCAAGGCAACGGATGATGTGAGACGCGTGCGGAGCCACCCGCACGTGGACTACTTTGTTCAAGGCGCGTGGTTGGCGGGTGAATCGTCGTCTGTCCCTGTGTCGAT